TCTTTAGATGTAGGTAATGAACTTGTTTATCGTGAGTTAGTTGGTGGTACTCAAGAAACATTATTAGTTAATAGAAATATTACTGGTTCTGTTTCGATTGAAGCTGTACCACTAGCAACAAAAGATTTCTTTGCGGCTGCTGTTGCTGAGACAACAGGAAACCTAACATTCCTACATGGAACAACTGCGGGTAACAAGGTACAAGTATCTTCTACAAAAGCTGATATTGGTGATGTTGCTTATGCAGAAGAAGATGGAATACAAATGTTAGAGATTCCTTACACATTAGTTCCAACATCAGCAAATGATGAACTCACAATAACTTACACATAGATACTGACTAAGTATTGACTACTGAGTTAGAGTAAGAAAGAATATATTTTAATTTATGCCTTTTGTAAGAAAAAAAACTAAGGTTTACTCTTGGCCTGTAAAAGTACAAACACCATCTACAACAAAAGTAGGAGAGTTTGAAACTACAAAATTTACAGGTAAATTTAATCGTTTATCAAGGACAGAACTTACAAATTTTGAGGAAGCTACTGAATACGATGCTTTGCAAAAAGTTTTAGTAGGTTGGGAAGATGTTAATGAAGAAGATGGAACACCTATCCAATTTACACAAGCAGTATTAAAAGAATTTGCTGAAGATACAGATTTTGTAGCGGGTGTATTAGAAGCATTTAAAGATTTCTACAGTAATGCACAAGCAAAAAACTAACTGATGCTGCTTTATATTGGGCTTCGGGTAGCAAAAAAGTTATAGATGAAACCGCTAAAGATGCAGAAGTTTTTGGTATTCAGATAGAGAAGCAACCAGAAGAAAAAGAAGAGTTTGAGGTTTTGGAAGAAAATTGGGAAATAGTTATGATGTTTTTAAGAATGACTACACAATGGGACTGTTCTTTTGGAGGTATGATAGGTTTAAAATATGAGGTCTTACTGCTTGCTGGTGGACTATTTGACCTATACAATATAGAAAACCGACAAGAAATGTTTGAGGGCTTACAACTTATGGAATCTGTAGCTCTTGTTGAAATTAATAAGGATAAAAAATAATGGCTGAAAAAGTAGGAAAGATTGTTTTAGATTTTGATGTTACAGGTTTAGAAGATCTTACAAGTCTATCTCGTGGATTAAAGAGTTTAAAAAAAAGTTTACAGCCTGCTGAAGGAAGATTTAAAGGTTTAGCAAAAGCTATTGGAGATGTTACAAAATTTACACCTAAAACAATAAGTCAATTTAAAAAAAAGGAAAGAGTATTAAAATCTTTGAGAGAAGAAGTAAGAGCTGGTGGTAGAGGATTTAAGATATTAGGCAAAGCAATAGATGAAAATAGAGCGAAGTTACAAGCGTTCACTAAGACAGCTAAAAAAGGGGCATTTTCTGGAATAGGTGTTGGAGGAAAAGCGGCTGCGGGTGCTGCTATTGGAGGAGCAGCTAGTAGATTTTTACCAGCAGGTGCTACAACAGGAGCTTTTGCAGCTATAGGGGCAGGGGCAGGCCCAGCGGGTATAGCTACAGGTGCACTAATTGGTTTAACAGTTGATGCAGGTGCTGCTTTTGTTCAAGCAGGTAAATCAGCCGCAGAATATTCTGCTCAAATTAAAAGACTTGAAGTTGCTTTGAGAGGAGTAACAAAGTCTCAAACAGAATTTAATAAGGCTCAAAAAGTAATTAAATCAGTATCAAAAGAATTAAATGTTCCGATAGCTGCTGCGACTCAACAATTTACAACTTTAACAGCATCAGTTATAGGTGCAGGCGGGTCTGTTGATGAAGCAGAAAAAGTTTTTAGAGGTGTATCAGAAGCAATCAAAGCAACAGGTGGAGATGCAGAAGATGTGAAATCTGCGATTCGAGCAATGTCGCAAATCTTCGGTAAAGGTAAGGTGTCGGCTGAAGAATTACAAGGTCAGCTCGGTGAAAGATTACCTGGTGCGGTTACAAAATTCGCATTGGCTACAAACAGGACATTGCCCCAATTGCAAAAAGATTTAAGAGATGGAACTGTTGGTTTGAATGATGTAATGAAATTCGTTGTGAAATTAAGTGAAGATCATGCAGAGGCAGCTAGGGAAATGGCTAGGTCTTCTGCTGATGCTGGTCAACGTATGCAAGTTACTTTCGATGAGATGAAAAAGAATGTTGGAGATATATTGCAACCTTTAGGAGCAGAAATTCAAGATTTTACGGAGGTAGCAGTAGATAATCTTAATAGATTTATAAAAAAAATAAAAGAAGCTTTAAAAATTGGAGATGAGTTTGAATTAAATAATATAGAAAGAAATATTAAAAGGTTAGAAAAACTTTTAGGGAAGAGAGCTTTTACAGGAGCAGGAGATTTTTTCTTACAGTCATTACCTGGGTTTGCTCAGTTTGAAGCAATCAAAGGTTTAGGTAATAAATTAATGAGTGACGAACAAAGAAGTATATTTGAAGATCAATTAGAAGCTTTCAAATTAGAAAAAGAGAATCTTCTTGCAAGGAAAAGGATGATGGATCAACTTAAGTCAGGAGTTTCTTTAGGTATGGATTTTGGATCTTCTGCTATTGGATTAGGGTCTAATGTTTTTGGAGAAGATAGTGAGTCTGGTAATGTTTTTGAAGATCCTGTTAATCAAGCAACAGCAAATGATACAAAAAAAGCAAAAGATATTTTAGATAAGTATAGAGAATCCGTAAAACAAGTTAATCAAGATATAGCTAATTCTTTTGTAAATACTTTCAAAAAAATGGAAGATGCACTTGTTGAATTTGTTTTACAAGGTCAATTGAATTTTAGAAAATTAGCACAGTCAATAATTGCAGATATTACAAGAATAATGATTAGATCAAAAGTAATTCAACCACTAACAGGAATGTTAGGAAATTTATTCAACCCCACACCAAAAAACACAGTGAATCCATTTACAACGGATTTCGGAGGACTAGATTTTGGTTCTTTCTTAGATCTTGGAACTAATGTATTTGGAGATTCAAATAAAAATTCATTATTAGGTCCAATAAGTCAAAACTTACCATCAAGTCCAAAAAATATTATTCCGTCATTAAATAAAACTCCATCTAATACTATGATTCCATCTAAATTACCTAAATTTCCTGGTTTTAAATTTGCAGATGGTGGAGTTATTGCTAAAAATAAAATCGTTCCCTATGCCAAAGGGGGCCTAATAGAGCGTCCAACATTATTTCCTTTATCAAATGGGGCGGCGTTAGCAGGGGAAGCTAGCGTAGAAGCAATCATGCCTTTGCGTAGAGGTAGAGATGGAAAACTTGGAGTAGAAGCATCAGGCGGAAATATTGGTAATATAACTGTGAATGTAGATGCGTCAGGTTCTTCTGTAGAAGGCGACACTAATCAGTCTCAAGAACTTGGAAACATTCTTGGTGCTGCTATACAAGCAGAACTTATTAGACAAAAACGACCTGGAGGTTTATTAGGTTAATGGCAGAAACTTTTCCCTCTATAGAAGCTAGTTTTGGTGTTACAAAAAAAACACAGCCAAATGTAACTACAACAAGATTTCAAGATGGCTTTGAGCAAGTAATAAAATTTGGATTAAACATAAATCCAAAAGAATATAATCTTAATTTTAATAATATAACTGAGGCTCAAAGTGATACTATTGAAAATTTTTTAAATGCAAGAATAGAAGATGGAGATTATTTTAACTGGCAAGCACCTGACGAGGCATCAGCTAGTAAATATCGTGCTTTAAATAGAACAAAACAAATAAAGTTTCCAGGTCTAGCTACAATTACCGTCACTTTTAAAGAAGTATTTGAACCCTAATGGCAACACCTGTATCGCAGTTACAAAAGCCAAATGTAGATAATATTATTGAGCTTTTTCAATTAGAACTTAATACAAAAATGCATGGTATTTCTCAAACGTATTATTTTCATAATGGTGTAAGTAGTAATAATGATGTAAATCTAATATTTAATGATATTGAATATGCAAGGTTGCCTATTGAAGCATCAGGTTTTGAATACAATGGCAAACAATTACCAAGACCAACATTAAAGATTTCTAATATTTTAGGCACTATAACAACTATCCTCTTAACACTTCCTCAAGGTTTAGAAGGTGCAAAGGTAACAAGAATTAGAACTTTAAGACAATTTATTGATAATACAAATTTTACAGGAGGAGAAATCTTATTAGAAGATGGTTCAAATATTTTACAAGAAGATGGTACAGCTATAAATTTAGAATCAGGTATAAATCCATTTGGGACTCCAGATCCAACAGCAACTTTTCCTGATGAAGTTTTCTTTATAGATCGTAAGGCTGCTGAGAATAGAGCAGTTGTTGAATTTGAGCTCGCAGCGAGCTTTGATTTGCAAGGAGTACGATTACCAAAAAGACAAATATTACCTCAAGATTTTCCTGGTGTTGGAAGCTTCTTCTAATGTGGAAAGAACTCGCACTTAAACACGCAAAAGAATCTGATCCGAATGAATCATGCGGGCTTTTGTTAATAAAAAAAGGAAAAGAAATTTATTTTCCTTGTAAAAATCTTGCTCCAAATCCTACAGATCAATTTATTTTAGATCCTCATGATTGGGTAAAAGCAGAAGATCAAGGAGAAATAACTGCTGTAATTCATAGTCATCCTGTTACAAGTCCAGAACCTAGTCAAGCTGATAAAGTTGCTTGCGAAAAATCAGGTATAAAATGGTGGATAGTTCAACCAAACTTAAATCAGTGGACATCTTTAGAACCATGTGGATACAAAGCACCATTAATAGGAAGAAAATGGGTTTTTGGTTTAACTGATTGTTGGAGTTTATGTAGAGATTGGTATGAGCAAGAACTTGGAATACATTTAAGAGATTGGGAACGTCCAAACGATCATAATGACTTTTTAAAAAATCCTATGTTCAATGGCTGTTATGAACAAACAGGTTTTAGAGAATTGTTACCAGAAGAAGATTTAGAAAAAGGAGATTTATTATTAATGTCTATATGTAGTAGCGGATTAAACCATATTGGTGTTTACTTAGGAGAGCAGACAGTTTTACATCATTTGCAAAATAGATTATCAAGTCGTGATTTATTAGATGAATGGTTGCTAAAATGCACAGGAAAAAGGATTCGTTATGCTACGCAAAATTAAGCTATACGGAGAACTTGCAAAGTTTGTAGGTCAGAAAACTTTTGAAGCTGAAGTAAATAATGCTGCACAAGCAGTTAGATTTTTAGTTACTAATTTTCCAACTGTAGAGAAATATATGTCAGATAAGTATTACAAGGTAATTATTGATAATTGGGAACTTGAAGAAAAAGAATTGCATTATCCTAC